CCTACTACTAAATGCCCTCTCGCGGGAGCGAAAGAGGACAACGGTTAAACCGGTTACTAATAATCAGATAGCTAATCTATCTTGCCCTGGCTAGGGGCGCCCCTCCTTTCGGAAGCCGATACAAACGAAACGAATAATCAGTCAACATAAGGATCAATGGGAGCGAAACTCCCATGCCCAGTACAAGACAAACCATAATCCAACATCAATATTCTATCAGTCAAACTTGTGTGGATGCCGACACACTCAGAACCCGCGTGGCGCAAGCATTCACAAAGCTCATCGAGTTCAAAGGAGGTGGCACCATAACGACGCATAAGACTAACGACATCAAGAACAGGATCAGCCACACCACCAGACTCCAGTCGCTCAATGGCGTTACTGTTGAAAATCTTTTGACCGGTGGGCGGGTGTAATTCACGGAGGACAGAGTGCAAAGGATGATTCCCAATGTGCTTCAACCCAGCAACCCACCCGCACATAAATGCACGGGCACGCTGCTGGATAGAACCACGTCCGGGAAGGTCTCTCACACGCTGTCCCATAGCCCGAAGAACAACACCCAAATTCAGAACAGCGCGCACGTCACCACACATGGTGTAGCACGGCGAACACTTCAAAAACTGCAGCTTCTCGAAAACGTCACACCACTCTATTGTACAAGTCCACCCACAATCGTCCAACCGGCTACCCACGGAACGCCGGGTCTCCTCAATCGATTGGCACGGATCATAGGTGGACAAGATATGACATATAATTGCAGACACTGCGACGTTATTTAACGTTGTTGTAAGAACACTCCCGGAATATTCAAAAGAGTCAAGTGGTTTAAAAACCATCTTCTCTTTCCCATGTCCGATTTGAATCCGCTGCTGGCACTGACGAATGAGGGCGTCCATGTGGGGCGCCATCCTCTTGGGTGCCAGCTGGCGGACCGCGTCGAACACAGCGGGGCCGTTACTACTGTCGCATGACGAAATATCTAAATTAAAATACAACATGCCCCCGGACGTGCGCAACGAAATGCACGCATCATCCGAATAGAACAAACAAATAGACTCAGTCTCCATACGCTTAAACCATTTTGTCAAAACGGCAAGGTCTGGAGACTTAACAAACACTACACGAACACCCCTAATTACTTGCTTCTCCTTACTCCACACGTGCTTGATGTTATCCATGAGAAAACCAGCCCTCAAAGAACATGGCGTACCAAGGTCAACCGTGATACGCCCGGGCTTCTCGGGCTTGGAAAACTCATCGGGCTTCAATTTTGCCGTGACGTAGGAGATGCCACTACGTTCCCTACAGTAAGTATCTGATATATGGCCAAAACGTCCCCCCTCAACAGTGTCATCCCAAGCTGCCACACGAAGTGCCTTCTTGTTGTGAGGCTTAGACGCCTCACGAGCATTAACATCAGTAAAGTGCTCCAAGGGTGCCCTACGATCCACTTTGGCACTGATGCGACTACGCCATTCCTCCAGCCAAACCACACCAAGCTGATCACGCTGCCGAGACATACGCTCATTCTGACCATTCTTGTCATGGAAAAGTCGATATAGCGCATTTCCCAAAGAATGGGAAGAGCGACTATGAACGACACCATTGTGCCTGATGTGTGGACCGAAGACAGTGCGATAACCCCGACAGTACCGAGAAGGACGTCGAGCACGAGGATGAACTGCAAAGTTGCCCCGCTGGAGAGCACGTCGAGCATTGTCGTTGACCGGCCGGAACCGTTTATTATCAACGAACTCAGCTTCATACACGTCCTCAACATCATACTGACGATATATGCCAGTATGTATAAGGGGAGGCCCCGCCAGTTTAAAGAACCACTAGGTACACCACCAGGTTCAAGGAATCGGGATTCATTACGAATCTCACGCAACCTGGCCTGCTGGATAATATAGGTGGAGTACTTCTCCACCTCCTCATTGCGGTCCCTGTCAACAGTAGATAGAAACTCACTATCATGCCCCAGGTTGAACTGGATCCCATCGAACATCTTCTTCCGAGGATTCCATCCAGAGACGGCAAGACGTTGTTTTTCAACTATATCCTGGCGGAGGTGAACAACCTCACTACTACGAAAACCAGCTTTCCATGGGTCACTCCCAAACATCACAAAACTCTTATCACCTCTAGCAACATCCATTAAATTATAATAACGAGAATACAACTCACAAGGAACGTACTCGGGGGCAAGCCCTTCAACACGCTTGGGAACTACATACTTATTATCTACTACCATACCTACTTTAGAAACAACCTCATCGAACCCGATCCCAACAACAGGTGGCATATGGCCATTGTAGTGGAGAGGAGGTGATGGGGCGTGAATTGTGATAAGTGTGGTGTCATCTAATGAAATGGATGAAGGTGAGGATGGAGGAAGTGAGGGTGTGACACGTGGACTCACATTAACTGGTGTGACTGTAACAGGGGGGGGGCTACTACATGCACGCATCTTAGCTGGATAGCGCGCATGTTGACCTACAAAACTCACTTGGGGACTAGGCAAATATGGGTGAGGATTTTCCATAACCGATTTTGGAATCAGGAAGGAAGGCGGATGATCAAATGGGCACGTGGAGGCAAGTGGGCAGTGCTTGTCTCTAAGTAAATAGAAACAAACATGACCACCCCCATAAGCCAATGTGGCTCTTTCTTCCACCTTCGCCATGACAGATGGACGAACCTGATTCCATCGGAACACGAAACTAGATGAACGTGGTTGGTGTGGTGCGCTATTGTGTGATGAGGTATCCTGGGGACTGCTAATATAGCGGCAACCCTGCACAAGTCCAGCACTACGGCCATATTGTGCAAGGTCATCCCCTTCAGTGATTTCCCCGTGTGACGAGGCAAGCTGACCATTACGTGGATTGTGATCTCCAGCTACTTGGCGCCTCAAAACAGGGGGAATAGGAAATTGGTACCTGGCGTCACGGGGAAGAGCGTTATTCACTGAGAGATAACGTTCGCGCTCCTCAAGACGAGGGGGCTCCCGTGCGCGGTGATAAATTAGGGTACGCCGCATACTGACGATACGGTCTCGACGACGTGATAACTCCTGCTCGATTTCGACTTTAACCAACTCTAAGTCATCAGTGTCCCACCCACTAAAAACAAAAATTGAATCGTGGGAGGAGTCGAAAACGGAATCTACCAAACCTAACCTACGATTACCATTCATAACCTGCTGCTGTGAAAATTGCACGTCACCTCTCCCGGTACGCGGAGCTCCGAGGTGCCCACTAGATCCATTATTCATGGTAGGCATCTCCGCGGTTTAATCTGCTCTCCTCAACTTTATTTTATTTTGACCTGTGTCGTTTATCTTATGATTCTGATTACTGGGATAGGGATAGGCTCGGTTCGAAACCATCTCGAAACTATCTTACCCGATAGGACAAACATCCAGCCAAAACCAACCACCGGTTGTTGGAATTGGAAAATGGATGTATGTGCACGACCGTACACACCCATAAATATAGCACCCATAACATGATCGTTAAGTGGACAGCAAGCATGATGCATTAAGCTGGAGCCACACGAATTGGCTTAAGGAGCTACACCTAATTAAGATGATGGCGGGCCGGCATCAAAACCACGCCTAAGCGGTTCTGACCCACGCGCTGGAGCTCGCGTTTATGAGTTGCACAGGATATGGCAAATCCCACTCATATATCGACCTCTCCCCGGAGCCCAACAGAAAAACAAGAAACTAACACAAGAGAACAAATGAAAAAGGGGGCAACATGCAACTAAAAGCTACTATACACTAAGATTATCAAACAACCATAGTGATACTACAAAGTGCTTATGCTAACACTAGGCAGCGAGGCACACCCTCTATAAAGCATAAGGATGCGCCACAAAAGCAGAACTACATGTCACTAGCGTTCTGACGGTTACCAATCATCGTCGCACGAATCTCACACCACACTGAACCACTCGGGAGGTTGTAAGAAGCGGATGAGAACTCGATGACCCCACTGGTCGCCGTGGTTTGGACAACAAAGCTGATGTAAACGGAGCGAACCCCAGCAACATACGCGCCAAGGGTGGTAAACCCTCCGTTCGCATAGCTCTGGTTATCGATCGTCAAGACACCAGCTGGCGTGCCAGCATATGTGTTAATGACAGCACAACCAGATGACCCACCAGCATTAAACCCAGGCACGACCGGAGCCGTGGCCAAGTTAGTGGTGGAGATCCAATACAAGTCTATCTGGTACATGTCACCCACAACGGCTTCATCAAAGCTCAGACTAGTGTTCGAACCAGTGGTGACAGCCATACTCATGGCCCCACGATTATAGGGTCCGGAAACTGAAGATGTACCCAGTATGGTAGTGTTATTCACACCACTACGGACATTGTGAAAATAGCCAAACCTGTCATTATTCAACACCGGACGATGAAGGACCACGTCATAGGTAACCCACAACTCACCCAGTACAGCACTAGCCGGTACTGTTGAGGCGGGAGCCACAGCAAGCTGGAAATTACCTAAATCGGTGGTTGTCAAAGGTAAAGTGGATGCCCCGCTCCGGACATAGTAACAGTTCTGAGGGTTGGAGCCTTTCGCACACTCCACACCATACATCAGATTCTTATCAATGCGCGTAGAAATGGCGGCGGCACTATTCTCCATAGTATACTTGTTTGTAAACGAGGGTGATGAGGCATTATAGGCCATCGACGCTATGACTGTACCTAATGAAGAGGCCGAAACGTACGGGGAGGCAGAAGAGATGAACTCAAAAACCAACCCGTCGAAACAGTACTCCTCATAGTTCGCCGCGAGCTGAGAGAGGAAAGGGAACGAAGCACGCATCCCAGCGTTAATGGGATACGTATAATTTGTAAAAGTTCCCGGCGTAATTGGCGCTAGAACGTCAGCAAGGAACTCACGTCGTCGCAACCGGATGGTAGTGGCATCTTCGCCAAAAGAGGCAGACGCCACACCACCGGGCGGCTTGATGAGCTCATTGACCGAAACATTGGTTTGATAATCGCCAGACCCAATAATACGGGCACTAAGCGACTTAGCCAATCCACGACCAAACACCGAACCACCAGGGAGACCAGATAATCCCCCGATAGCTGCTCCACCGTTCGCCAAAGCCTCCCTGAGAATAGGCTTCAAGGCACTCTTGATACTCTGCATATTATAAGCGCCACTACCAGAGATCATAGTACGTGGCACAGATCGCGAATTTGCCCTCGCGCGGGCTTTTTGAGATTTTGTTTTGGTAAGTGCTTGTTTCGGGGACACCGCAAGCAGTGTTTGTGACGCTCACTCAGACGCACTCCCCTAGCTGCATGGCCTCATCTGTATAAATGTGCCCGTCGTAAGCAGCAACAACCCGGCAGGTAAACCTATTGACTTAAGGTGGCCGGATGCTCATCGCACCTCTCACCAGGCAAGATCGTCGTAATGCGCAATACCTGACCGTTCGTGTGTGTCCTCAACCCCGTGACACACAGACAGGTATCGTAACAGCGCCACTTGGAGGATAACATTAAAGACAAACAGCCAGAGCCTCATTGACTGCAGTCCTCGTATATGCGGAATTAAAACCCGGGGGTCGGAGCCGCACGTGCACCCCAGGCTACCCCACTAAGAGGTGATATAAATTAGCGAGCCCATTGATAAAATGGGAAGCAAAGGGTCTACCCCTCCGCAAGCGGAGCCAGCGTCAATTCGCTGGTTCGAACCAACACCCACATCACAGGGTGCGCGTCACTGTCTTACCTGAAAAGGCAGGTCGAAACCATACAGTTCCTCAAAACCCCGACAACGGGTAAAAAGTCAGCT